TCACGTTTCTTGTGATGGTATCAAGGGTGAGACCTGCCTGTCTACCGAGAATCTTGGTTGCCTCTACGATGGTGTTATCGATAGAGGTAAGCTCAAGAACGTCAGACTGTACGATGTAGTCACCGTACTGAGCAACCTCTGCCTCGATAGAGGTTACAGAGAGCTTCTTACCATCGGGAGTTACACCCTCAGTAAGGGGAGTAAGAGCCTTGGGAAGAGAAGCGAACTTACGGAACTCGATCTTCTTACCGCCATTCTTGGGGATAGGTCTCTTCTGTGCGAACTGATCGTGAACGAGGTTTGCCTGCGCCTCGTCAATAAGGGTCATATCGTAGTAGGTCTTGTTCTCGACAGAAAGAGTATCAGTGTGTGTGGTGTTGGTGTTCATTTCAGCGAAAAGCTGAAGGTTAAGCTTATAGTTATCAAGCATAGTAATAATCTCCTTTTAATTTAAATGATTTTTAGATTTTCAAGGAGATTGAATCAGTTTTATCCGAAACTAATTTTCTCTCCTCTCGCCACCCTGCGAGCTATTTCCGCACGGTCAGCTTTAGTGAGCAGTGACACGTCACTCTTGGTTTGTGCAGCTCCCTGAGAGGAATTTCCGTTTTCGGTAGGTCTTGCGCCGTTGGCAATAACCTTGTTGGCGAGCTTCTGCTCTACCTTCTTGGCGGTAAATTGCATCGCTCCTGCGATGATGTCATCCTTGTGCATCACCTCGTAAGCCGTTCTCACGTCAATATTACTGTTGAGAAGCTTTACGAATTCAGGATTCTGTAGCTCCGTCTGAAGATTGAATGAGGGATAGATTGCCTTGGTCTTTTCTGCCTGATCCATCCACTGTGAATAGATTCGCTTGGCATTGTCCCTGCGACTCTGCTCCTCCATCTGTTTCTTCAGGTCAGCATTCTCTCGCTCCATTTTACGGATTTCCTTAAGCTGCTCGACTGAAATGCCCTTTTCAAGTGCCTCTTCCTCAAAGTAAGAGTCATCCTCTTCGATAGCTTTGTTAAGAGCATTAACATCGGATGCATCAACACCGTACTTCTTCGCAAGTATCTCAAGAGTAGGCGCAAGAGCCTCGTATTTTTCAACGGTCTCCTTTGAGCCTTTGAGCCTTTTCTGAATGGTGTCCTGCATTCTCGCATCGTAGAGGTCCTTGTACTCTCCTTTAATGAGAGCCTCGAACTTAGCATTACGGTCTTCTGTGGGATTTTCTACAACCTCGGCGGTAGGTGTAGCCACCTCTGTAGGCTGTACGCCATACTGAACGTCAGCAAGAGGGTTTGATTTAACGCCTTTAGTCTGCGACACGGCGGCTGTCGCTGTTGCGCCCGTTGCTCCCCCTGCTCCTGTGCCACCATCTCCGCCACCTGCGCCTTCGGCAAACAACTGAAGATTGAGAAACATTGGGAATAGTTTTGTTTTCTTCATTGAGTAAATCCTCCGATATATTCTGCCAATTAGGTTGGCGAGTCCTATATTATGCCCGTAGGCTTATATACTTTATTTCACCTCATAAGAGATATTGTCGGGGTAATCCCTTGCAAGAAGTTCAAAGCCTCTGCATATAACATCAAACACTGCGGTAACCTCGGTTTTGTTCTCGTAGTAAGGAGAGCAGGATATAATTGTATCTCCCTCCTCAAGGACGGTGAGGTCGAATTTCACCTTGTCTTCGTCCTTAACCTTCTTAACATAATCTGCGAGGGTATATGCAAGGATAGAAGCAGAAGCACATATAAGGTCCTTCCCCTTCTCGTCACTCCCTGCGTGTCCTGTAAGACTTACTCGGTGATAGTCTCTGTGATAAACTGCTCGTATCATCTTGCCTCCTTATGTGGGATCGGTAGACTCTGCCACCCTCTGCCTTGCCTTCTTGGTGGTGGATGCTTCTTTAGGGCCTTCCTCGCCTCCAAGAGCTTCGGTCTGCGCCACATTGGGTGCGCCTCCCATCTGCGGAGCCTGTCCGGTGGTCTGCTGCATATCCATAGCTATTTGCTGAACGTACTCCGGATGCGACTCCTGTGCAAGCATCAAAGACAACTGCATATACTGCTGAAGCTTGGCAAGCATTCCACCATTCTGCGATATCTTCTGCATAATGAAGTGCTTTCGGTCAAAGTCCATCATATCGAGACAAGCAAGTGCTTGATCTGCTATCTGAGGATTGAAGAAGCCTGCTCCGAAGAACTGAAGAGCCAACTCATTCTGACTCATCTTGGAGTAAGGACTCTGCTTCTGTGCGGTGATCTCGACATCAAAGAGGGGAATACGGACTCCCATATCCAAACCAAAGTCCATACCCTGAGACTGAGGCTGAATACCGGCGTTGGAATACTGAACGAATCGTGCAGCTCCGTTGTCTCCCATTATTCTGAAGCATCTAGGAAGGTCATAGAACTGTCTTATAAGCTCTATAATCATTACGCATACCTGACGGAATGCTCTATAGGATGCCTTATTATTGTCTCTTGAGAGCTTTGAGCCTGCCTCCTGCATCGCTGCAATAGCGGAAGCTGCGGTGACTCCGGATGAAGTGCCACCCGTGGAGATGTCTCGGTTACCCGTGGTCTCCTTCAGCTCGTCTACCTTGTTGTTGATGACCGACACGTAGATATCATTAAGAGGCTTGCCCTGTACCGGCAGAATAGAATCCTCTCCGAGAGTACCCTCAACGTGGATAAAGTCCTTGGAAAGGTCAGCATATTCTTCCTCATTAACCGCACCATCGGTACGGATGAAATGTCTCGGCTTCGCATTGGCAAGCATATTCTGCATAATAGCCTGATTGCCTCTGTCGATATACTCCTGTGAACTCTTTCCTACATCAATGTAGCCAAAGCCTGTAGGTGTGCCTTCTGTCCTGAAGAGAGCATCAAATACGAAGGGATACTTGCCGTGGTCATACCATCCTCTCTCAGCAAGGATTGGATCGTTCTCAGTAGCGAACAACACCTCATCATTTACATACTTGACGTAGTGAAGTACCGTCTTACCGCCCACATTCTTCTTGTAGTACCAATCGACTACAAGGCTCTTGTTATTGGTATCAACCTTGTCATCATAGACGTACTTGGTAAGGTCCATTGTAGCCTGTCCAAGCTTGCCCTGAAGCCGAGGATAGGACTGCACAAGCAGGTCATTGTCTGCAAGCTCAACGTGGAATAGGTTTCGGGACTTCTGAATATCCATAATGCCCGATTCCCAAAATAGGTTGATAAGGTCAATCTTGCGTACTGTGATATCACCAAGGCCATTAAGCTTGGACTTATCCCAAAAGACTCCATATACGCCTGTACCCGTCTTGAGCTTATAGTCCATTACCTCAGAGTATGTACCCTCAAAGTCATCCTGATCCAAGATAACGGGAAGGATAGAGGTAAGCATCTCTGCCTCGCCCTTATCTCCTTCCTCTCTCGGAAGAATGTTAGGCGAGGGGAAGTTATCCATCGCATCTGCGTGCTTATTTGCTATACAGTTAAAGAGCCAAGCAGAGGTAGGCTGCACTCCTGTTGTATCCTTGGACCTCATACATTCCCAATGGCGAATCTTGTACCACTGCTCATTGTCTACGATCCTCTTCTCAAGGTTGGCCTTACCCTCCTTGTACTTCTGAAGGATACTGTTGGCCTCCTGTATCTGCTCCCTGCCGATAACCTGACCGAGAGCCTTGAAGCCATCCATAGCGCCGAGTGCATTCATTCCCTGCCCCATCATCATCTTCATCTGCTGCATCTGATAGAACTTAGCTGCCTCAGACTCAATCGTGGGATGTGGCGCAGACTGTCTTCGCATTAGCTGCTCTTCGGGAGAGGGTGTTGCATTATTTGCAATAGCCTCATCCTCTATATTCTGTTTCTTCTTGTCTATCATTCATTATCCTCCGAAATAATCTCCATTCTTGGTATTGCTGTACGGGTTGTGAGGTTATTCCTGTCAATGTCAAGGAATATACTCATAGGATTCTTGTAATACTCATCAGGCTTTCTTGCTATCCTAGGCTTGATAGGTCTTGACATAAGGAAATATCTTGCCTCATCAGCAACGTGGTCCTCACCATCAGTATCAAGGTCTTCAGGCTTATGCTCATCATAGAGCAAGAGAGGGATAGTCCTTATAAAAGCCTTGCAGTTACTGAATATATACATCATTGGATAGCCATTATCATCAAAGGCAAACCTATAATGCATCTGCATCCATCCGGGGATTCT